TATAAATATTAACAATTAAATTAAAATTAGAATTATGAGTTTACAATTAACAGGAACAATTAAATTAATCGGAGAGAAACAAGTATTTGACTCTGGATTTCAGAAAGTAGAATTTGTTATCACAACAAATGATGAGAAGTACCCTCAAGATGTTAAGTTTGAAATCGTACAAGATAAGGTAGATGACTTTATCAAGTATAACAAAGTAGGAGCATCAGTAGATGTAGATTTCAATGTTAGAGGTAATGAGTACAATGGTAAGTACTATGTGAGTCTTTCGGCTTGGAAAGTGTTTAAATCAGGAGCTAATGCACCAGCAACAGATATTGGTGTGCCAACAGAGGAGTTAGCAACTAACGATTTACCTTTCTAAATTAGATAAAGGGAGGTTTAAAAACCTCCCTTTTTTTATTAATAAACAAAACAAAAACAAATGACAGAACAAGAATTACAAGAACAGAACGACCATTTAATGTATATGAAATCTATAGAGGAAGAATGTGCTATAGATATAAATAAAAAGATAGAACATCCTCCTGTAGCAATTAGCTTTAAGAATAAAGAAGTAGTTACTAAGGATGGTAGTGTTAAAGAATTTCCTATTCCTATTGGAACTTATGGTAACTTTAGCTTTATACAAGCACCTCCAAAATCAATGAAGACATTTTTTGTTAGTTTATTAGGTTCAGCATTTTGTAATCCTAATGGCGAGTTTACTAAAGGTATGAGTTCTTTTAGAGGTAAGAAACACTTTGTACACTTTGATACAGAGCAAGGAGACTGGCACTCGCAAAGGGTGTTTAAAAGGGTTGAATGGATGAACAAGGGATTAAACTTAGATTTTTATCACACATTCGCTTTAAGAAAAATAGGTTATAGAGATAGGATAGATTTTATACAGTACTACTTAGATTGTATGAGAGAGGAAGGTAAAGAAATAGGTTTAATCGTTATTGATGGTATTGCTGATTTAGTTAGCGATGCCAATAATTTAGAAGAGTCTAATTTAATCGTACAAAAGATAATGGCTTGGTCAACTGTTTATGATTGCCATATAGTAACTGTAATACATAGTAACTTTGGTTCAGATAAACCAACAGGACACTTAGGTAGTTTTTTAGAGAAGAAAGCAGAAACACAAATACAATTAGAAAGGGATGAAAACAAGTTCGGTTGTATAACAGTATCTTGTAAGAGAAGTAGGAATACACCATTTGAATCATTTGATTTCATACTCAATGAAAACGGACTTCCTAAGATAATTAGTGCTGATGAATTACTCAGTTTCTAATAAGTTGTTAATAACTTATCAATAAAGATTAAACAATAAACATTATATTTATAAAACAAGATACAATTTATAATATCAAAGTATTATGATAGAAGAACAAACAAAATGGAAAATATTTGTAAAATACAGTCTTATATTGGAAGATATTTATCAATTTTGTTGAATTAAACAGTTATAATGGAAAAAAATGACCAAATTAAGGTTGAAGAAGAAATTAAACGTCTTGAAGAAGAAATAAATAACGCAGTAGAATATCAAAGATTTTGGGATGCTATAGAACTTCAGGAAAAAATAAATAATTTAAAAAACAAATACAATTATGAAAGATTTTAGACCAAGATTAAAAGGTAAGATATTAAAGGCTTACCAGAACCTAACTAAAGTAGAGAACAGAGTTCTTGTTATAGGTGATTTACACGAACCATTTTGTTTAGATGGTTATTTAGATTTCTGTAAAGAGCAGTACGCTATACACAACTGTAACAAGGTTATTTTTATTGGAGATGTTATTGACAATCATTACTCAAGTTATCACGAATCATCAGCAGATGGTTTAGGTGGTAAGTTTGAGTTAGAACAAGCAGTAAAGAAATTAGCTAAGTGGTATAAAGCATTTCCTGATGCAGATGTTACTTTAGGTAATCACGATAGAATTATTATCCGTAAGGCACAATCATCTGATATTCCAAGTAAATGGATTAAGGAGTTTTCTGAGGTATTAGAGACACCTAATTGGAACTTTGTAACAGAGGTTTATTACGATGGTGTTAGGTATGTTCACGGAGATAAAAGTGGTAAGCCTAAGATGGCAGCTAAAAGAGATATGGTATCTACTGTATCTGGTCATTACCATACAGACTTTTATTGTGAATGGATGTTTGGAAAGACAAGAGCTATCTTTGGTATGGCAGTAGGTTGTGGTATAGATAGTAAGTCTTATGCTATGGGATATATGCAAGGAGGTAAGAAAGAAGCGATTGGTCTTGGTATTGTATTAGGTGGTAAGATTGCTTTTAATGTAAAGATGGACTTGTAATGAATTATAATAATGATTTTAAATACGATTTAAAGATAGGTCAAGTTAAGGAAGAGGAGTTGGGTGATATACTTAACTCCTCGACTATTGAAGTTAAGTACGATTTAAAAGCATTAAACACAGGTAATGTTTATGTAGAGTATTTTAGTAGAGGAAAGAAATCTGGATTATCTACATCTGAATCAGAATATTATTGCTTTGCTTTTGGAGATACATTACATTTAATAAAGACTACTGATTTGAAAGATAGATGTAGAAAGTATTTGAATACAGATAGAGATAGATTAGGGGGAGACAATAATACCTCTAAAGGAATATTATTACCTATAAAAGAATTGTTTTAATGAATCATAAAATTATATCCCCTTTATTTATTACGTTACCGAGAAAGACTGTAAAAGATAAAAGGATTGCTTTGAATATGAATACATATAGGAACTTACATCACAGAATAAGTAATGATGCTAAGAAAGCCTATTCAGAAGCTCTTAGAGAGCAGTTAGAAGGCTTATCTATACAAACACCTGTCGAGGTAACTTATAAGGTCTATAAAGCATCTAAAAGACGTTTAGACAAGATGAATGTGATTAGTGTAGTAAGTAAGTTCTTATTAGACTCTATAACCGAGTATGGTTGTTGGGAAGATGATAATGATGATTATGTAAAGAAAGAGACTATAATGCCGACAGAATTAGATAGAGAGAACCCAAGAGTAGAAATAATTATAAAAGAGATTTGATGTTAGAAAAGTTAGCAGTTCATCACGAGTTATGGATTAAGATGTTAGTAAATTTAGGTTGTAGAATTGATATTGCTAAAGACTTAGTTCAAGATATGTATATCAGGATGCACAGACTTGTGAAAGATGAGAAAAGGATTATGTATAAGGATGATGTTAACAGGTATTTTGTATGGGTTACATTAAGAAACTTGTATTACTCTTATTTAAAAGATAAGAGAAATAGTATATTTTATGAGATATTAGAGAATGATGAGGTTGTTGAATCTCCATATAATATGGAAGAAGATGATGCTTTTAGTAATATAATGAAGCAAGTAAATGATATAACATCTAATTGGACTATTTCTAACCAGAGGTTATTTGAGTTATACTTTATACAAGGCTTATCATTACGAGCTATATCTAAAGGTACTAAAATAGGGTTGAGTTGGATTCATAACTCTATACTAAAACAAAAAGCTATATTAAGAGAAAATTTATCAGAAGATTTAATAGATTACTTTAACCAAGATTTTGACAAGATATGAAACCAGACAATTATTATTTAGAATTAGAAAAGAAAGGGTACTACGAAACTATAGACAAGAGGTCTAAAGATTACAGGGAGTACAAAGAATGGAAATCATCTAAGAGAAGTGAAGACTACAATAAGTTGAAGCAGAATGTAGAAACACAATCAAAAGGTGTAGGTGATACAGTGGCTAAGATTACTAAGGCTACAGGAGTAGATAAGTTAGTTAAGTTTATAGCTGGTGAGGATTGTGGTTGTGATGAAAGACAAGTTCAGTTAAATAAGTTGTTTAGCTACAAAAAGATAAACTGTATATCAGAAGATGATTATACTTACCTAAGTAATTTTATAGATGGTAACACAAATAAAATAAACAATCAACAGAAGGTAAGATTGATTACTATACATAATAAGGTATTTAATACTAATCAGAAAACTAACACAAGTTGTTCTCCTTGTATATCAGGAGTAGTAAATAAATTAAAAAAGTACTTGCAGGTTTATAAATAGTTTTGTAGATTTGCTTTAAATAAAATAAAACATATTATGAAGCGAACTAAAGAACAAAGATTAACCAAGTTTTGGGAAAATAATATAAACCCAATCACAGGATGGTTTGAAGATAAAAGGATGCACGAAAGAAAGAAATCTAAGAAAGCTAAGTTATGAAAGTAATATTTGATGCAGACAGTTTAATCTATGCTTCTTGCTTTAAAAGAAAGGATGATAGAGAATCTTCGGATGATATATTTGAGACTGATGTCAATGTAGCTTTTGATAAGTTTCAACGTAGCTTTGGCAGGTTATTAGCTTTCTTAGAAGACTTAGTAGAGGTAGATGAAATTGTGTTTTGTAATGGCTCTAAGAATAACTTTAGAAAAGATATATCCCCTACATACAAACTAAATAGAACACAAAAGAGACCAGAGATATTACCTCTACTTCACGATATGGTTAAACTTGAATACAATTCTGTTTATGGCGATGGGGTAGAAACAGATGATGTTGTAGCTACGTTATGGGCAGAAGAGGTGTTAAAAAACGGTATTGATTCCGTAATCATAATGTCATTAGACAAAGACTATAAGCAATTTCCTTGTTGGTTTTATAATTACAATTACAAGAGTAGAGAGTTAATTAAAATATCAGAGCAAGAAGCTAATGAGAACTTCTACTATCAAATGATTATAGGAGATACTGCTGATAATATAAACTATTGTAAGGGTTATGGTAAGGCTTATGCTAAAAAACTCTTTAAAGAATCTACTAATAAGTATTCATTAGTTAATAAAACATATAGGTTGTATAAAGAAATATACGGAGACGATGCTAAATCTATGTTTAATGAAGCTAAATCACTACTAACACTTAAAACAGACTGTTATGCTAACATTAAGCGATGATGATAAGTATATTGTAGAGTTATACTTCTCAAATTCAATAATAGAGATTCAAGAAGGATTACCTAAGTACATTTTAGAAGAGATTTTAGAGTATTATGAGGAACAAGAGTACTATTTAGCTTGTGCTGGTATAAAGAAAGCCTTAGATTGGTACGATACCAATAGTTTTACTAAAACAATGATAGAAATAGACAAAATAAAAGAAAATAACAAATCAAATTAAAACAAACAATATGTTAGGATATAACAAAGAGAACGCAGACGAATTAGCAAGAGATTTTGAAGAATTGACAAGAATAGAGTTAAATAGTGATTCAAGAGAGACAGAAATAATGATTACACGAACATTATTCTATAAAATACTAAAAGATTTGAACTTTATGAATGATAGGATGATTTCTGAATGGTTTAAGGAAAGAGGTGTTAATAAAGGTCGTTCTTCAATAACACACGCTCTATCTAAGATAGGTATTTACTACAAATCATATGCTTCGTTTAGAAATAGGTATAATATTTACTTTAATGATAGGGCTGAGGAGTTTCTTACAATAGAGCAAGTAGAAAAGAAGCATTTAAAAGACGTTAAAGAGAATGTACATACAAATACACTAAATAAAGATAAAGATGCCTTAGATGTGCTTATAGATAGTATTCCAGAGGATAGAAGAGATGAAGTTAGAGAAATTGTTAGTTTAAGAGTTAAATCTTGGAATTGGAAGAATAAAGATGAATGTCAAATCATACAAGGAGAGTCTTCTATAGAAGGTTACTGTTTTTAATCAATAAATTATATCAATTATGGGAATATTAATTATAGTACTTATAATAATAGTAATAAAAATAATAGTTACAATCAAAGAGAATTAATTATGAGAGGTACACAACCACATTACGAGAACGGAAAAGATTACGACATCATAGATGTTATAAGAGATTACGAATTGAACTTCTGTAGAGGTAATATCATTAAGTATGTTGCAAGAGCAGGTAAAAAACAAGATGAACTACTTGATTTAATCAAAGCAAAGGATTATCTTGAGAGAGAGATAGAACTGTTGAGAAGTAAAGACAGGGTAGATAGGTAAATGTTAAAGAAATGTTAAAATTTGTTAAAAAGTATTGTTAATCTAAAAAAGTATTGTAGATTTGTATCATAATCAGGCAGATTGCCATAAAATAAATAATTATGTTACATTACAAAATTTACGACAACCAAAAGAAAACTGCACAAAAAGTGTTTAACTCAATTAGTCTCGGTAATAGGCGAATACACTTAGTCGCACCAACACAGTCAGGTAAGACAGGAACTATTATTCACTTAGCTAATATGCTTCCTAATGATAACTTTATCTTGACATCAGGAATGATGGATAACCATTTATTTAATCAGAATAGTTATATTGCAGAAGTTGCTGCTAATAATATTAGAGCTATAAAAATACATAACTTGCTTAAAGAACCTAACCCCAAGAAGATAGTTAAAGACCTTAACATAAAGTATATTGTTATTGACGAGAACCATTTTGGTATAGGTGAGGAGTCGAGATTAGATTTATTTATAAAAGACTTACATAACAACTGTCCTAACGTTGTTATAATATGGGTTGGAGCTACAGGTTACCAGTTAATAAACAGTAGTATTATTGATGACACTATACAGATGGATGTTCCAAGTAATTACTATGGTGTATCTGATATATTAGAATCAGGAAACCTTATAGATTCTAAGAACTTTGAATACCTATCTGAATTAGATTCTAAGATTAGAAAAAAAAATAAAGTAGATTATGGTGTTATTGTTAATGATGAGATGATGAATGTACTTAATCACTTAAAATCATTTAAGAATGGTTTAGGTATTCTTAGAGTTCGTTCAAGAGCCTCTGCAAGTGTTTTAAAGCGTAGTTTATCTAACAGATTTCCTTATGCTAAAGTTTTTGTTGCAGTATCAGGTAACGGAGGTTCATCTATATCAGAGTCAATAAAAGATGCTAAAATACTATGTAAGAATAAAAGAGTTATACTAATAGTATGTCAATCATTAAAAGCTGGTATCGACTTAGGCGATGCAAAAGAATACATTAGGTTTGTTGTAGAGACTTATAAAACTTGTGCATCTGTATCTCAAGGATTAGTAGGTAGAATATGTGGTTATCACAACAATACATCTTGTTTGTTTGTAGCAGACCCAGAGGCTGTAGCTTTACAAGCTGCTTATGAGAATGACCATAGGGTTGTTAATGAAGAATTTTTATCTAATTGTTTCTCTGAGAACTCAAAGAGATTAGGTACTAACTTTTTATTCAAGAGCAAATTTAACACCAAGAGTGAATATTATTATGGAGGTAATGCTTATAAGGTTAGTTCAATATTAGAACTTAAGAGTGAATGGTTTGCTGGTTATAATGACAAATACCTTGATAAGGTAGCTAAACTTATGGTTAAGATTAAAGATAGTGATGGTCAATATATTTTAAAGTCATCAGATTATCCTGAGAATATAGATAAAATAAATACAATACAAAGCGAGAAGTTTAAGCATAGAAAACAATTTGATTTTTATGTAGGTAAAATGAGTGATAGAATTAACTTTACATCTATATTCCATAGGTTTGCTAATACCTCAGAAGGTAGAAAAAGAGGTGGTTTAAAAGGTGGAGATTCTAATAAAGATTATGCTAAAGCAATAAAAGTTGGTGTTTTGTATGATAATGACGACAAAATGTTTTACATTGCAGTCAGAGATTTACAAACGACAAAGAGACAACTTAATTTGAATATTACTAATAAAACTATTTTTAACCTATTAAATGTATAATTATGAGATTTAAAGAGATTACAGTAGAACTAATAGAGCAGTACTTAGATGGGGTACTGCACGGAGACGAAGAGCATAGAGAATGGCTTACAGAAGCAACCTACGCATTCTTTGCAGAAGACAAGCCAGTACCTCCTCCAAGAGGCTCAGGAACTAAAGACAGGCTTTATAAAGAAATAGAAACACTTAGGTTAAGAATAAAACAATTAGAGCAATGAAGGAACAACTAAAAGATAAGATATTATCAATCAGACCAGAGTATTCAACAGAAGGCTTTTCTTCGAACCCACTTCCAAATGAGGTTTCTATCTATTACGAAGGAGAAGATTTTACAATAGACTTATTCCTTGACATCAATGAAGTGTTAAGGATAGAGATATTAGAAGGAGAAGATATTTATGACTTATCTTATGAAGATGTTATCTTTTTATGTGGTTACTTATCAGGTTTATTGGAATACGAGATACAAATCACTAAGAACTATTATGATGCAGAAAGAGGTCAGCAAGACAACTATTACTAATATAGCTAAAAAACAAAATAACAACACTTTAGTTATCATAATATGAGTAATTCACAAGAGATTAAGCCAACAGATGGTAGAAAAGGGAATAGTAGAAAGAAATCTATTCCCAAGCTACCTGTACCAGATAAAGAGAGGTCTAACAAACCTGCAATGAATACTGCTAAGAAGAATAGGAAGAAACAATACGCTAAAAAAGCTATTAAGAACGTATTTGGTAGCGAAGTAAACGCTTTTGAGAGTTTAGCTAAGAAAGCAAAAGAAGGTAGCTATAATCATATGAAATTGCTTATGGACTATGCTTATGATGAAGAAAAGGAAACCTCTACAAACAAAGCTAATGCTCCTATAATTAATTTCTTTGGAGATAGTGTTGAAGGTAAGAAGATTAAAGAAAAGATTATAGACGTAACACCAAAAGATGAGTAAGATAGACATACACGAGAAATATATACCTATTTTCAAGAATGAGAGTAGGTATTTTGTTGTTACAGGAGGTAGGGGTAGTGGTAAGTCATTTGGTATAAACGTATTCTTACTTAACTTAACATACGAACAAGGACATAAGATACTATTCTCACGTTATACGATGATTTCAGCACATACATCTATTATACCTGAATTTATTGAGAAGATTAACCTAATGGGTGTTCACGAAGACTTTAGGATAACTAAAGATGAGATTATGAACCTTAAAACAGGTAGTTCTATCATATTTAAGGGTATTAGAACATCATCTGGTAATCAAACTGCTGCTTTAAAGTCTTTGAATGGTATAACTACATTTGTAGTTGATGAAGCAGAGGAACTTGTAGATGAAAGTGTTTTTGATAAGATTGATTTCTCTATACGTTCACAAACTAAACAGAACAGAGTTATTCTTATACTGAATCCAACAACTAAAGAGCATTGGATATATCAGAGGTTCTTTCAGAACGAAAACGTATTGCCAGCATCTAATATGGTTAAAAGTGATGTTACTTATGTTCATACAACTTATAAAGACAATAAGAAGAATTTGTCTGAATCATTCTTAGGTAGGATATACGAAATGAAACGTAAGAGACCAGATAAATACCAACACCAAATATTAGGAGGTTGGCTTGAGAAAGCAGAAGGTACTATTATAAGAAAATGGAGAGTTGGAGACTTTATTCCTACAGAACTTACTTGCTATGGGCAGGATTTTGGATTTTCAGCAGATTTAACGACACTTGTGAAGATTTCGGTAGATAAGAACGCAAGAAAGGTTTGGGTTAAGGAAATCTACGGAAAACCTAATCTAAACACATCTGAGATAGCAGGTATGAATAAACGAGAGTGTGGTATGGATTTGATTATTTGTGATAATAGTGAGCCACGTTTAATATCAGAGATGAAAACATTGGGTCTTAATATAAAGCCCACAATAAAGAAGAAAGGTAGTATATTATCAGGTATTGCTTTGATGCAGGATTATGAGATAATAGTAGATAGAGGCTCTCACGGAATAATAAGAGAGCTAAACAACTATGTATGGAAAGATAAGGGTGAAGTACCAATAGATAAATTTAATCATTTTTTGGATGCAATCCGTTATGGTATGATGTATTTAGTGCAAGGAGTAAACTCTGGAGTTTATGTGATAAGGTAATTTTATGTTAAAGTTTTTGTAGTTAATTTTATTTGTTTTACATTTGAATATTATTAATTATTAAAACAGAAAATATGAAAGCTACATTATCTCAACAAAAAACACTTACCTTCTACAAAGAAAACTCTAACTGGTTTAACAATAGCGATATATTTCTAAATGAAAATGGTGTAGTAGTTATCTTGACACCTAAGACTATTTATAAAATAGGTAGAAGAGGTTCATTAACTTCTAAATTATTAGAGGAGATTGTAAATAAATAATAAAATGTTTAATATGAAGGGGGTCAATTAATTTTGTCTCCCTTTTTTTGTTTAATATGATGGGGTATGTTTAATATGGAGGGATGTTTAATATAATGGGGGTCGTTTAATATGATGGGGGTAATTTTGTTATTTAGAATGGTTATAAATAGCTTATTTAGAATGGTTATAAATAGTAAATTTATTTGTGTATGTGAAAAAATTATTGTATTCGTGCGCACTTGTTCTATTGGTTAAATTATACTACAAATTTAATTGCTTTGTTAATGCGTATAAACGTTGAAAAATTATTTTCGTGTTATTTTTACATTTTTTTTGTTTTTTTGTTGTTTATTCTAAAATAAAGTGTATCTTTACATCGTCAATAAGGCACAATATTTTAAAACATTAATAAAATGAATACTAAACAAAAAATAACCTTAGTAATACTAATAATAATTGGTGTGCGATTAATAATTAATCAAATAATTAATAATTTTAACTTTGTACTATAATTAAATAAACAATGAAATCAATAAAAAAATTAAGAGAGTACGCTAATTTACAGGATGATTGGTATATTAATAGTCAATTAGATTTGTTGGAAACTGAAATTAACATTGCTAAAAACGAAGCTAAAATAGAATTATTAAAGGAAATTAATAACCATAAAAACCAAAACAATGAATAACGAAACAAAAAAATATTTTAGAAAAGTATTAAATGAAATAGATTATAAAGGGAATTTAATTAATCAAGTTATTGAAAATGATTATTTAATGACTGAAAAAGAATTCTCTGACATATACAATGCAATTAATACTTTAAAATTTGTAATTACAAACTATCAATTATCTAACAAATATATATAATATGAAATCAATTATAACACAAAACAGTAAATTAAAAAAGACATCTAAGGAGCTTGGCTTAAGAGTTTTTAATTTTGGGATAACTGCATATAAAACAAGTAAAGGAAAAATTACCTGTCCTTTCGCTGATGCTTGTGTAAAATTCTGTTACGCTCAAAAAGGTGCTTATATTTGGTCAAATGTTGCAAAGGTTTTCGAGCAAAGATATGAGTTAACAAAGCAATCTAATTTTATCGAAGTTATGAAAGCTGAGATAATAAAAAAGAAAGTAGATTTTTTAAGGGTACACGATTCGGGAGACTTTTATTCTAACAAATATTTTTTGGATTGGATGAAAATTGCTAATCAATTGCCGAGCGTTAAATTTTATGCGTATACAAATAGCATATCAATAGTAAAAAACAATAGTAGTTCAATCCCTAATAACTTTGATTTCATATTTTCGGATAGTGGTAAACAAACTAATTTAATAGACAAAGAAAAAGACAGACACACAAAGATTTTTAAAACAGAAACCGAACTACAAAAGGCTGGATATATTGATGCATCAAAAATAGACTTGTTTGCCTCAAAATATATCAACCCTAACAATAATAAAGTAGGTTTAATCTATCACTAAAAATAAAACAAATGTATACACTAAAAATTAATAACAACTTAAGCAGAAAATTAATATCAACAAACAAAGGTTTTATTTGTTATAACTTAACAGATGATAAAACGCAAATAGATGATTTTATTTTAACTGATGATTTGTACCGATACAAAAACAGGTATGAAAGTTTTAAGGCTTTAAGCTGTATTAAAAAACAATTTAACACAATAACTTTTTAAACTTATAACGATATGAAAAAAATATATAAATTAACATCAACACGAATAAATAATAACGATAGCTATATAAATGAGGAATTATATTTTTCCTCTAAAAATAAAGCCATTAAAAGTATGGAGTCCTTAAGACAGTACTTAATTTATAACCATACATTAAACGCAAATAACATAGTACATTACAATAACTATAAAGCTATTCAAACTTTTATAATTGATAACACATTTAATGTGTCTTTGATTGAACATAACATAAAAACATTAACGCTAAAATATATATAATATATGAGGTACAGATATAAATTAACTCACGTAATTAACGGAATGAAATCCATACACAAATCATCACTACCTTATAAAGATATAAACAAAGCCTATAAGCATTATAAAAATATATTTGGAAATACTACATTTATATGTTTAGAAATAATAAGCGATTTTTAACACAATAACATTTTAAGATAATATAATTATGATATATCAATTTTATTACATACACCCAAAGAAGAATAAAAAATGTATAATAGGCATAAGAGACTGCAAATATCCCAAAAGAACTAAAATATACAAACAACTCTTAAATAGTTTAGATATGGGATTTGTTGAGGTTATCGGATGCGAACCTCACAAGGAAATTTAACACTACATTTTACCCTATCAATTTAGCCTATATTAATTAAATTTAGTATGGGTTTTTTTTATGCAGTTATTTTTGTAATTGCTTGGTATTGTATGCTGGTATAATGTAGGAAATTAAGCCACTATTCGAAACTCAATATAAGCCACTTTAAGCCACTAAAATATTAAATATATACTAACACACCAGCCATAGGGAGAAAGTAACGTAAATCAAAGATTAGTATTGTGTAGTATGTCTCTTCGATGAATTCAACCATAAGTCAAATATCTTTTCGTTTAAAGCTGACATATGAATTTTGAAAATATAATAATTAGTCTAATACTGATTATAGTCTAATATCTTTTTGTTATAAACAGGTAATCTAATTTTGAAAATATAATTATATGCTCGATGGTTAGATATGCACCCTCCTAAAGTCTTAATGTATGTTAATGGTTAGTTAACTGATATAACTGGTATGCTCGTTAGTTTGAATATCTATTGGGTGCTACGAAGACAATAAAGGTTATAGATGCAATTACTAAGGAGACTTAATGTATCTGAACCAATAGTCTTACGATTATGACTAAAGTTTGGTAGGTTAAAGAGAACTACTGCTCTGTACATTAAGATAACTAAATAATTAATTTTTGTTTGTGTATAATGTTACACTATAGATAAATAATATAGTTTAGTTATTTGCTATAGATTATCTTTATACTTGTGAGCTAATAGTACATAATGGTAATCACTATTACTAATTTTAAGTCTTAATAGGTCATACTTAACTTCCTTTTTTTTATTACCTAATGGTAACTCATCTACAAGTTGTTGTAGCTTCTGTATAAGTTTCTTCTTCATATTAATCAAGTCTTAAAAAATCAGATTCAGCATACTTTAAGAACCAATCTTTATTGTTTTCATATTTATCTACTACTGCTTCCAGCATAACCAACTCTTCTATTTGGTATGATGATATTTTATCTACAAGTGATTCTATCTTGTTTAAGATATTAGTTGTCATCTCAGGGTCTGTCTTATAGACGCTATCAAACTCTTCTCTTACGATAGGTTCTAATATGTTGTTTACTCTGTTTAGTTGTTGTTTTAGGTTTTGTTTGTACCTATTGGTAGCTACAAGTTCCTCATTAGCCTCTAATAGTAATTGAGATAGTAGTACTGACTTTAGGTACGCAATGGATTCTTTTGTTATTTGTTGTTCACTCATAATTATTATTTTAGTATTTACTTATTATTCCTTCTATGTTCTTAAATCTATAACCTAACTGCTCTCTCATAAAAGACTTTCTAACACCATCATCTCTCTTTACTGTGTCTTTACATTCGGTAACTTTATCGAAGTAATGAGGTTGCTTTAAATCAAATGTAGAGATAGTTTCTACCACTCTGTATATTCTATTAGTGTCTAAGCATTTAAACTTAATAAACCTAATACTTAACTTCTCATCTAAAATAGTCATAGTCAATACTTATTATGCAAATATAAGTAAAATTATTCATTATAACAAAAATTAACACAAAAAAAATAAATTAAGTTATCTTAATATAAGATTGATTATTTATGGAGTTTACGATACCTGCAAATTTAAGAGGGATTAAGTTGAGTCAATGGCAAAAGTACATTAATGTCTATGACAAGAATAAGGATGATGAAAATGCTACTGAATTTCTAAACAAAAAGGTGTTAGAGATATTTTGTAACGTAAAGTTATCAGAAGTTGATAAGATAGGTTTAAGTGTGTTTGAAGAGACTTTAGTACACTTATCATCTGTACTAAATGAGAAACCAGAACTTGTACATAAGTTTAGTTTAAAAGGAACTGATGATGTAGTTGTTGAGTTTGGATTGATACCTAACTTTGATAAAATGAGTTATGGTGAGTTTATAGACTTAGAGAAATATATGTTTGATAATGATAACTACCATAAAGCAATGGCAGTTCTTTACAGACCAATTAAGTTCAAGAGTAAAGATAAGTATCTTATACACGATTACAAGGGTACAGAGTATATGGCTGATGTAATGAGAGATGCTCCATTAGACGCTGCACTTGGTGCAAGGGTTTTTTTTTATCGTTTAGCGACAAAATTAGGGAATTATACGATGGCTTATACACTCAAACAGTTACAGGAGACAAATCAGAACAAGCAAGACAAGGATTCGGTAAAAAATGGGGAGACTATCAAGCAATATTTACTCTCGCTGGAGAAGATGTTAGAAGAATCGCAGAAGTTACAAAACTACCAATACATCAATGTTTAATGTACTTGGAATTTATAAAAGATAAATCAGAGTTAGAAAATAGAATACTAAAACAACAAACAAGATGACACACATCTACGACATATTAGACACCATAAAAGACGAGTTATTGACTAACCCATCAGTAAATACTGTTACTTACGGAGATATAACTGATGTTGACTTAGATAAGACAACTATGTTTCCATTATCACATATGCTAATAGATAGTGCTAATTACAAGGAGAGAACAGTTGTTTTTAATATCAAGTTACTTTGTGCAGATATAGTTGATTACAATACTAAGAAAGCTGATTACGAACTGTTTTATGGTAATGATAACTTACAAGACGTTATGAATACTCAGTTCGAGGTTATAAACTCTTTAATAATGAAGTTGATGAGAGGTGATTTGTTTGAGATGAACTATCAAGTAACTACAGAACCTGTTGCACAACCATTTAAAGAGCGTTTTAGCAACGAATTAGCAGGTTGGAGTGTAGATATATCAATAGAGATTCCTAATGGCATAAGCATCTGTTAATGGAAGGAGAGAACCTAAAATTAGCCTTGAGAGAGGTTGGTAAGCTAATTAGAAAGAATCTAAAGCAAGAAGCTAAGAAGGATGAGTTCAAGGCTTCTGGTAAGTTAGATAGGTCTTTTAGATATAGGGTTGAAGACAATGAGCTGTACATATTTGGAGAGCAATATGCAAATGCTTTATCTAAAGGTATAAGTACAGGTGGTGGTTCTGACAAGGCAGGTTTTCAGAGGTTACAGAGAAATATAATTAAATGGGCGAAGACTAAAGGTATAAGTCCTCTGTTTAGATTATACGTAAAGGATGTTGATGGAAATTATAAACCTACAGGTAAGTTCAGAAAAGTATATGATAGTACTTGGAAGTCTTTAGGTTATGTTTTAGCAAGGAGTATAAGACAGAAAGGTATCTCTGAGAGATTTGGATATAAAGGTAGTGGCTTTGTTGAAAGAGTACAGGAACAAACAAAAGAACAAATAAAAACAATATTAAAAGAAGGTTACAGAAAGGATATACTGTTAAGCCTTGATAAATTAAAATCTATTAACTAATGGCAATAAACACAAGAAGTCCACATTTTGAAAGCATTGATTTTGCTGCAATGTCTTATGGTATTTTACAAGTATTTATTTGGACTGGTAATAAATCTAATGTATTTAGTCAAGTACCTACAAATCCTACATACACTTTAAGAAAGTCAGCAATAACACCAGCATCTGGTAATCCAAGTGTATCTTTTGAAACATCTGAATTAATAAGAGATTTTTTAGATACTGCATTTGATGGAGATTATACTGGTCAAGGTGTATGGGTTAAACATAAAATTACTGCATACAATGTATCTAATGCAGTTTTGTTAAGTGAGCAAAATATAGAAATAGCTTTTGATGGTTATAGTTACTTTGAGGAAGAAAATATCAAGGAGCAATCTCCAATGCTTTCTAATAAAAAGTTGTTTGTTTTAGAAGATAACACTTTTAGAGTTCCTCTTTACACGGAATTAAATCCAACAGTAGTGTTTTTAAAAGATGATGAAATTGTAGCTAATCAAACTTTTAATTATAGTTTTGAGAGTTCAGGACAAATAAAGTATGTTTCTATTTATGGCGAAAATGAAAACTGGGATACTTTTAAGGAAAGAGTTTTAGAAAATGGTGGTACAAGCTACGAGCCAAATGACTGTTTAAAAGCATATTTTAATAGTTATTCAATAGGTGCAGTTGATGAAGTTCGTGTATCTTATAATGATTTCGGAAGTGAGTTAATTCCAAGCGTAGATTTATTAGGTAGTAGTTGGTTTAATGGAGGTACAGTTCCAGCAAATACAGTTATAACTGGTGGTCAATTATCTCCATTGTATGATGCGTTAGCATATAGAGTAGAAAGTCCATCTGGAAATAGTGGTTACGCTTCAACAGTTGGTATTCAAGAAACAACAGATGGTAGTGATTATACAATATCTGTTTGGCTTAAAGGTTCTGGAAGTGCTCAAATAAGATTTCAAGAATTAGGAGATGATTATACAAACTACTTTTCTGAAACGATAACTTTAACAAGTAATTGGACTAAACACGATGTTACTGGTACTAAAGGAGTTGATGGTAATCCGTCAAGATTAATTATAATTAGTGTTGGTTCTGCTGCTTTAGATGTTTATGTTTACGAGCCATCTATAAGAGAATTTTATGGAATAAAAACAGATGTTATAAATGTAGAAACATTACAAGAATGTAAATACGAACCTAAAAAGGTAACATTTGTAAATAAGTTTGGTGTTTTACAAGATATGATGTTCTTTAAGAAGTCAGTTAAAAAGATGAATGTTAAGAAAGAATCTTATAAGTCAAATATATTAGACTCTAATATGTCTTATAGCAGAAGTAATCACGTTTACAGAGATTTTAACGTTATGGGAAGAGAGTCTGTTACGTTAAGTAGTGGGTTCTTGAGTGAAGAATACAACGAGGTGTTTAAACAGATGATGTTATCTGAAAAGATATGGGTTACTAATATAACAGAGAATGGAGAACAAGTATTACCTATAAATGTTAAAACAGATT